TGTCAAGCTACTTTCCCCGGTTGCAAACACGGTGTTGGTATCACCTGTTTGTATCTGTTTTACCGCAAAATCCAAATCAAGCCCTGCAATGTCATTCGGTGAAAAAGTTTTCTTTGCCGTTAAGAACTCACCAATAGCCATATCAACAGCGATATTCACCAGCCCGTCAGGTATGGAAGAAACATTGCAATCATTTTTTATGGTGTTTTCCACCTTCTGAATAGAGAAGTTCAGAATTACTTCATCACCATCTTTCAGGGTGTAACCAAAGGATTGTAACCTTTCCTTTACCTTTTCCAGCATGGGAATCACCGCCTTTTACTTATTCGCTTCTGCTTCCTGAATGATTTTCAGAATGTCAACCTTCTTTGTAGCTTCACCCAAATCAATGTTGTTTTCCGCTGCATAGGCTTTCAGTTCATCAACCTTCATATCCTCAATAGGCTTTGCATCAGCTTCACCCGTTACTTCATAGCCCATACCTTTCAGCTTTTCAGCAACGGCTTCATCATTGGTTTCAAAAACTCCCTTTACAAACTTGCAAAGGGGGCGATTGTTAGCAGCATCCCAAACCATGTTAGGGGTTTTAGCTTTCTTCTTTACTGTGAACATACAATCACCCTACCTTTCTTAATTTGTTGCAAGCCCTGTAATAGCACCGTGAAGGAACGCCGGACCGTGAGCCAAACCAATCTGACCGTAGATCTGAATCTTATCGGAAGCACCCGTTTTTGCAAGATCTTCCTGAAAGAGAACGCCCTTGCCTGGAACTGCCTGAAATACAGGGGCAATGTGTGCCATATCAGCGATAAGAATAGAATCGTTAGGCATGAAACGATCCCAAACAACACCCATCTTGAAGAAGTCAGTTTCAATCTGAGTAATGTTCATACCACCGACATTCTGTGTAGTCTGCATATTTGCCTTGAACTGATCTGCATACAGATTAGTAATCATCTGCTTCTGATAAGCACCGCAGAAAAGAACCATGTTGCCGAAATAAGCACCGTTATCAGCCATTTCACGGAAAAGCTGATCCAATACTGCTTTGGAAAGTGCTGCATCAGCGGCTGCAATGGAAGTACCAGCATCAGAAGTACAAAGTTCAAGCATACCACGGGTTTTGTTTGCAACATTTGCACCCGTAGATACCTGATAAGTACCACGAAGGAAGGAAAATTCCACATCACGGGCAATCTTAATCAGCTTCTGCTGAATCTGCCAAGATTTTTCGTCAGCAGGGTTTGCGTTCTGACCTGCTGTGTTAAGCCCGGACATTCTGCCGGAATTACTCTGCTTTGCATAAGTGAGATCAATCACTTCCTGATGAATCTGAACAACATTCTTTTCCTGCTGTCTTGCAATGTGGCTTGCAGCGGGAGCAGTTGCGGAAGCCTGTTCGGAAATGTCAGGCTGTCCGGCTTCCGGGAAGTCATAAAGAACAGCAGTAGGGAATTCAAAATTGTCCGTCTGTCTGCCGCCCGTCAAACCGCCGATCATAGAAAGAAACGGGGTCTGTGTAGGATCAGCAGTAAAAAGTTCGCCCGCATAGTTGGGCAAATTCCAAGTAGTACCAATACCTGTTACCTGTGGCATATTATTTCACCTTATTTAACCTTTCTTTTTGTTTTGTGTTTTACATCAGGATAACGCCATCAGCGGCGGCTTCCTGTTTGATTTTGATAACCTCTAATTGGTTATTGTTTTTTCTTGCATCCGCAAGCCTTGCTTCATAACCCGCTGCCGTAGAATTAGGAACGGTTGAAGAAGCACCCGGCTGAAAACCTGTGAACTGCTGCTGTGTCTGCTGATCTGCATCAAACATCCAACCATCAGACTTTTTCAGGGCTTCAATCTGTTCATCAAAGCCGGAAAGTTTACCATCTTCCCCGATCTTAACCTTTGCCATATCAAGCATAGCCTTTACCGCCTTGCTGTTTTTGGCTTTTGCACCGGAAAGGGCAACTTCAACAGCGTTATCAAGTTTCAGTTGGTTCAATTCGGTTTCATGGGCTTTCTGCTGATCCGCATTAGCTTTCTGCAAATCGGAAATCTGCTGCTGCAAAGCTGCATTATCGCCGCTGGATTTCTTCAAATCTTCAAGCTGCTTATCACGATCAGAAACGGACTTCTTCAAGGTTTTGTTTTCCTCATTGACTTCATTAAACCTTGCCTTTGTTACAAAGTTTCCATCAATGGAATCCATAACCTTCTTTGCCTGTTCCTCTGTCAAACCCATTGCAATCAAATCTTCTTTTTTCATAGTGTTTTACCTACCTTTCAAATTTTCCGTTTTTTACCGTGGGTGACGAACCACGAAATTTGACCTTGTTCTTTACCGCCTGCAACGCTTAAAAGGCGAAAATAAAAGCACCCGGAAGGGTGCAAGCACTATTTAACCCATAGTTGGAAGATAATTTTGGATCACCTAACCTTTCCCGCACTTATAAGAACCAACAGCTACCAAAATTATCACCCCTTTCTTAAAATCGACCTTATATAACGCCCATATCCGGGTTGAAATAAAGCCTTTGATATATTTGTACCCTTGAAAAAGGGCATGAAAAAAGCACCCTTGAAAATAAACTTTCAAAAGTGCTTATTCCTTTTCTTTGAACTCACATTTCGCCGAACCGTCATAGAATTGCGTAGGCTTCATTTTCGGATAGGGGAAAATCATGCAACTGCTTCTTCTATAATCATCAATCATAGAATCCCCAATCTTCATTTTGCGGAATTTGCAATCCTTGCATTGTTCGTACTTTGGAATTTTGGTGTTATCCGTAAGGATTTCACTTCCATAGCGTTCTTCCAACGATTTCTTTTCACCCATCTTCATTCACCTACCTTTGCGGGTTGTTCTGCATGATAACTTCAATGTCAACATACAGTTTGCCGTTTGTGCGTTCAACCTTTGTTACTCTAAATGCTGTACCTTGCTGCAATATGATTTCCGATTCACTACCAAAAGAAGATTGCTTTGAAACGCCATCCCATGAACGCCCCGAACCATTACCAAAAGCGGAAAACGGTTCTGCGTACATCATCTTTGTTCCCTTTGGTGCATACACATTCATAATGATAGGCTTATGTGAAAAGCCCTTTCCTTTGGAAACGCCGCAACTGAAAAATCCGTAATCAGTAACGGTTTTACCCAACAGCAGCCGTTCCAATTCTGCCTGTGTTGCGTTCTGTAAATCTGACATAGATATTTCAAAGAAGTTATCCATGCCCCGGTAATCACAACCACGCTGCAACCATATATCAAAATCATAGGTGGATTTTTCTATAATATCGGTCATAGCGTTAATCTGTTTGCGAACTTGCCCCCGTTTATGCCCGCCGTAATTCGTACCAATGGTATCAAAATCAATGTTACCAACACCCTTGAAGGTGTTTGTACCGTATTCAATACCACGCAACGGTTCATTGATCTTACTGTAACTTGAAGTGTAACCGTAGATAGCATCCCTTTCGGCTTTCGGGGCGTTCTTCCAAACATCCCCGCACACATCACGCAAAGCATCATCCGCTTCTTTGGTAGATTTCGCCCACAACGCCGCATCTTTACGGGCTTGTGAAAAGGCATCATCCACCGTATCTATTATATCACCTTTTTCAAGTTTTTGCAAATCTGCTTGAACTTTGTTCAATTCAGCCTGAATTTTCTGCAATTCCTTCTGAACATCATCATAAGCCTTACCTTCAACTTCCAATTCTTGAAGCTGCTTGTATAGGTTCTGATATTTTTGCATTAAATCAGGATCAGTTTCAGTAATGAACTTGCCTTCATAATACTTCTTTTTACCTTCAATGTTCAGCTTTGCGAAATCGGCGGTTGTAACATCATCTTTCCAAATGCCGGAATAGGTTTTGATTTCCATACCGTCAAGCTGCTGTTGAACTGCTGCCGCCTGTTTTTCCAATTCAAGCTGTTGCTTAATCAGGGCTTTCTTCTGTTCAGCCTTCAATTTTTCATTCAGCTTTTCTTGCCATTCGGCTTTTTGCTGTTCAAGGGCTTCCATCTGTGAATGAAGGGCTTTCATTTTGGATAGTTCATCACCATCAGCGAAATCTTCAAGGCTTCCAAAATCCTTGATAACTTCATCATAACCCCAACCACCGGAAGCAGCCTTGAATTGATTTTCCAAATCTTCAAGCTGAACATCAGCGTTTGCAATATTGGCTTGCAGCTTCTTCTTTGTCAGGTATTCTTTCTTTGGTTTCGGCGGTTCAACTACCGGGGTATGGGTGTAATGAAGGGCTGAACCATCATCAAACACCGTAAAGCCGGATTTATCGCCGCCCTTAACAAAGGTATCTTCCCATTCCTGATATTTCATATCATCAGGAATATAATAGGTTTTGCCTGTTTCGGCATCCCTTGCAGCCCGTTCCCCAATCTGCCCGAAATCTTCTGAAAAGTGCGGTACAGTAGTTGAACGGCAATATACATGAAAGGGCGGGGCGGTAAC